TTTGGCTTCATTACATCATCCTCTACAGGAATTCCAACTTCCTTCAAAAATGTAGAGATAGGGTCTCCCTTTGAGCCACGAACCGTACGAATGTAATATGGTGAATGCCATGCATGCATTCCCGAAGATACCCCGACTAATTGAGACACTGTTCCAGATGGCTTTACACATGTAATTGCCGCAGACTCAGGAATCCCAATTTTCCCAGCCATGTCTTTATTTGTTTCTCTTGCTTTTTCTCTTAATGTCATCAAGAAAGACTCTAATGCGACTAGGTCATTTTTGCCTGACATAAACTTATGTCCAAATTGTCCAGTAAGAGATACTCCCAATAGTCGTTCTTCTTCTGTGTTATCTTTCCAAATCTTACGTAGATATTTAAAGTCTGTTAGCGTTGCTTGCCAGGTACCAAGAACTGTTGCAAGTTCCACTTTGCGTTCGATATCTTTTTTTGTATCGTTTTCACGTAATACGACTTCTGAAAGATTACAAAACTGGTAAGGACGTAGAATAATCTCTGAACAAGGGTTAGTTCCATAGTGTATATCTGGATCTCTTCTTCCATACTTGGCTGCTTGGGCTTGAGCTGCGGCCACATTGTATATACCTCGCTCTCCTGATTTTGAATCATACAAGGATTTCCATTCTGCAATAAACTGTTCCATCTCTGGCTTGCGAGAATACGCTACAGAGTTATTAGATAGTGCACGTTGTGTATTGTTTTCCCACCAGTTGCCTGATTTTGATGTCATGCGCTTCAATTGGTTTTAGATTACGTCCTGCTGCTGATTTAAACTTTGCAATTGTAAAGTCAAAAAGATTAATTAGTGGCTGAGGTCCTGAAGATCTTCCTCCCATAGTTTTAAGTCTTGCCCCTGCTGGGCGAAGTTTGCTTACATCGATTGCTGGTATTTGTCCTGCCCACAACATTGCAAGGAGTTCACGATAAGCCTTTGCCCAACCAGTCTTAGAATCTTCAACTACAATAACTGTTGTAGACTTCTCAAATGATTCTGGGACGGCAGGAAGCTTGTTAACATACTTGTATTCAACAGAAAAGCCAACACCTGTTCCACACATAAGGATATACATTGTTTCATCAAATGATCTTGGGGAGTCCACTGGAACAAATGAGCAATTATATCCTGCAACGTGATCTCTGTCTAATGCAGCGCCTGCAGTCATTACAGATCTCATTGATGGCATAACATTACGATTATAAACTGCATCTTTTAATTCTTTAAGAAGTTTCTCGTCTGGAACATAAGAATAATTTTTACTTAAGTGTTCTATCATGTAGTCAAAGTATCTATCTACTGTCTCGCCCCATGTTTCACGACGATTCTCTTCTGGAATCCACCTTGCATATCTTGACAATGCAATAAAGTTTTCGTATGGGTTTTCAATAGTTCTTGACATTTTTAAATAACACCTTTTCTCCGCCTTGCGGTTATATGATTTTTGAGTTGAAGTCTAATTCTACCAAACTTTAATCTAAAGGGGAAGGGCTATTTGAATTTTTTTTCTAAATGCTTAAATGCATTCTTAGTCAACTTAATCCAATCATATTCTTCATGAATCTTAGTTGACTGAGCATAATAATATCCTGAGTATGCTTTAAAATTAACTGCTACTTCATACATTAAATCTTCTAAATGTTTTTCATCTGGTTTAAACATTGATCCTAAATGTGGATCTCCTATTGCAGATGGTAGGTCTTCTGTATTAACCTTAGACTTTAGCTTTAGGGGTCCAATGTATTTTTTATATTGAGCCCAGTCGTATGTGCAAATTGTTGGCATTCCTGTTGCTAGTGCTTGAAGCGGAATAAACCCAAATCCTTCACCTTCATTAATAGCTTTTATATTACTATATAGATCTTCTGGATTAAAAAATCTTCCATCTTTATCATAAACTCTAATTGAGTGAAAATGATGTGATTTAATTGTAAGTTGATAATCTGGATTATTGCCAAACATTTTTATAAAAGTATCTACTACGAGCTGACCAGATTTTCTTGGAGCAGGTTCTCCTACATGTAAGAATTTAAGTGGTTGACCTTCTAAAACTTTTCTTCTTTTTGGAACCCATATTTTTTCTATTCCATGTGGATAAACTTTAATTGGAACAGTAACCCCATTATTTTTAAATACTTCAGCAACCCAATCAGATGTTCCCCAAACCTCATTACACAAATTCATTCTTTCTACCCACTCTTTACTAATCTCAGTAGATTCCCATGGAGTATAACCAATCTGATATTGATTTTTATGAAGTTTATAATGACTTGGTTGCGTAAAATTTATTTGTATTGGAGTATTTGCATTTGACCAACTCACTGTGTGTCCCAAGCTTTGCAATGATTTAACAATATGTTGCGCTGCATAGCCAAACCCTGTCGATGGATTTAAGCCGTTTTTCGGAGTTGCTAGTGATATATTCATATTATTTCTTGGTCAACTGGCTTGACAGGTATTGTCAAACAATGGTATTCTTATAGTTCGTTATCTCTAGAGGAGGAAATGCCAATGGAGAAAATTAAAGAACGTTTGAGTGATGTTGCTCATAACTGGTCTTATATAGGAATGATAACATTATTTCTATTTACTGTCCAGCCTGGTCCAACAGTAACACAAGCGTTAACAACTCAGCCTGTAAAGGTTGAAAAAACTGAAAGACAACTAAAGAGAGAAATAATAGATAAGTTCAGTAATGAAACTTATAAGCACTCAGAAATGCTTGCACCTGAAGATTTAAAAGATTTACTATGGGCTGTAGGCTTTGAGGGAACTGCTTTAAAAACAGCTTGGGCTGTTGCTCGTGTAGAATCTAATGGAAGACCATTAGCCCTAAACGATAACACTCGAACTGGAGACAAATCTTACGGAATTTTTCAGATCAATATGCTAGGGCAACTTGGCGAAGATCGTAAAGATAAATTCGAATTAGTTTCAAATAAGGAATTATTTGATCCAGTAACAAACGCAGAGATAACGTATTATATGACCAAGGGCGGCAAAGATTGGTCGTCTTGGCCTAACTCAATAGGTAAGGCCAGGAATCTCATACCTGAGTTTCCAAAACATTAAGGGGGATGAATGAAAAAGGTACAGTACGTATCTAAGTACATTCGTCTATCAGAAGAGGGTCTTGTTCCACGGCTTGAATGCCCAATGGATCAGGGCCCTCTTTTTTGCAACCAAAGCATCGACGATGAGATATACTTGTATTGTCTATCCTGCAATTACAGGAAGGTTATAGGGAGCCAATATTATGACACAATTAGAGAATCCGTTCAAAGACATTCAAACTGAAGGCGGAACCATAAAAGAGACTGACGCCATGGGGCGAGAAAAGTTTTGGGAAGACTTAGGAAGACCAGATGACGGAAAATAAAGAACAGCCACAGAATTTAGAAGACAACCTACCAATGGTTAATTATATTATGCTGCATAGAATTTATGACCTACTTACCCTCATATCAAATAAGTTGGTTGGTTCAGAAGATACATCTAAAATGGTTGAATATCATAATCAAGGATATCTACTAGGACCTGCTCCATCATTTGTACCAGACACACCAGACACAGATATAAACTTTGTGCAAGATACTATTGACTTAGAACAATAACTATTTTATAATCTACTTGTACTGGTTGTAGCATCCCACAGATTAAGCTCCCAGTATAATGTGTAGCAATACACTAGAAAAACCCAATCGGATCCGCCTCTGATTGGGATTTTTTCTTTTTGCACCCCTAGAGAGACTTGAACTCCCGACACACAGGGTAGAAACCTGTTGCTCTATCCGCTGAGCTATAGAGGCTTAGTACACCAGGCAGGACTTGAACCTACGATAGCCGAATTATGAGTTCGGGGCCTTAACCAACTTGGCTACTGGTGCTAAGCTGGACCACCAGGGCTCGAACCTGGGACATTAGAGTTAACAGCTCTACGCTCTGCCAGCTGAGCTATGGTCCATTATATTTTAAGTATACTAAATAAAGTGCGAATTGAAAAGTGCGCCCGAAAAAAGTGCGGCGGGAAGAGAAGACATATTATTTATTCTTTTTAGCAA